TTGTAGGCAACGATGGCGGTGTGGTACTCCATGCTTGATTGATGGCGTAGCTTGGTGCGTTGCGCTTGTATCAGTTCCTCGGCGATGAGTTCGGCAGGGGTAGGCATCACCCAGTGGTTTATCAGCCATTCCCATACGTTTTTTAAGTGAGTCATTCTCCCCTCGCTTTCATCATTGCGTCTGCGTATTTGTACGCTAGTTCTGCTATTTCAGAAATACCCATTGCAATTTCTGCGTCTGTCAATATCCCCTGTAGAGCCTTGGCTGCAAAGTAATCACGCAGGGTCATGCCTGTGTTCATGTTAGGGAGTGGAAATGCTGGTGTGTTGTTCATTTGAAAATACTCTTAGTTAAAACGGTTTTAGTGGGTTCGCACTGCGCCACGCTCGATGGCTGTATGTAAATGATGTAACCCGCAACGAATGCGACGGTTGCTACCATGCCAAGCAGTGTCATCAAATCAATAAAGCCATCCGACAGCCGTTCAAATATGGTAGGCGTTTCTTCTTCAACCATGTCGTCAAGTTGTTCTTTAGAGTAGGTCATTCCCCTTCTCCTTGTTGGTACTGCACGTCATAGATGTCTGCAAGGTTCTTTATCAAGCTAGCGAATGTAACTTCGGCCTCAAGCGAGGTGAACACTAACGCATAGCTAAGCACCGCCAGCTTCATGCCGGGGTCTCTACCACACATGCTCATCACTAACTCCACCTTAGCCTGTACAGCTTTAGCTTCTTCCTTGGTGTCCATACCGGGAAATTCAATTCCATTAGCTTCACTCATTTGTTTCTCCTTCTTTATTTATAACAATAACAAACACTTCGTTGTTCACTCGGCAACCTACGCTAGATACAAACTGTCGTGGCTGCACTAACTTCAACATACCTAGCTTTCCACGCATGTCGAAAGGGAGCGTAGTATCGTCGTAAAGTTGTACATCTTCAAGAATTTTTACTAAGTACTTACCCTGATCTACAATAATCAACGCTGTCTCTCCATTCCCGTCCATTAGACGGCTTCGGATGTCTTCGATAGTGGCGCTCTCCTCCATCAGTCTTCCGTTCTCTTGCATAGCCAATACCACATCAGGGTCATTGACTCGATTTACATATTCTGTAAACGCAGCGGAACCCTCGGGTGTATTGATAAACTCCTTCGCCGCTTCTCGTATATGTATGTCGTGTTGGCTCTGCTCTCGCTTCTTCTCACGCACCACGTCATACACAACTTGCTGTGCTGCCTCTTTAGCCTGTGATATTCTCTCTACCGTTGACTCAGGGTAAAACCATTTCTTCACTAGGGCTAGGGCTTTCTTATCATCCGTAGTAGTTATGTAGTTTGATCGCCGCATAGAATCACGTATGCGCTTGTTGCTGACTGCGATAATGGATACACGGCTACCCTCACGATACTTGTGGTCTCGCTTGATAGTCCCTAGCTTTTCACCGTTTACGGATACTTCAAAGCCATGCGCCATGCAACGCTTGCCGCTACCGTAGTCATCGACTTGGGCTTCTACTGCTTTGAAACGCCAAAGCGGATTCTTTGTTGCCAGTTCCCATATCACGTTAGATATGATTCCATTCACATCGTAGTTGTCTGCTTCCTTATCGGGGCGTATTACGTTGCTCAATTCCATCGGGTTCATATAGTTCTCCTTACCAATTAAACTTACCTAAGATCGAATCGACCTTAGCCTTGAGGTCATTGCGTGACCCTGCATCTTCTTTGATAGACTCTAAGTTAGCACCTAACATTGTTAGCTCTACTTGCCTACGTGCTTCCTCCAACACTAAGTCGTTAGTGACATTTAGTTTTGTCAACAGCTCGCACAGCTCAAGCGGGTTGCTAATCAATGAGTCGTGGTAACGCTTCTTGTCGTCATCGTCCTTGCTCTCGGCTAGCTTCTCAGAGATACCCACTAGCATCTTGTGTAGCTTCTCCCAAGGGGCTCGCATTGCATCCTTGACACGCTCATCGAACTTGTCTTGGAACTCAGCTCGCACATCCTCTAAGTCATTCGCAGGTATATCCAAGCGGAAGTCACCTGAGTCGGGCATAGGGTTGATAGACTGACGGAACCCAAACTTCTTCCTGACTTCCTCAAGGTCGGGGTAGTCGTCGGCTTTGTATAGCCCTTGCAACGCAGTAGGCGCATCTGCTACTAGGCGTGGGTACTCGATAAAGAAGTTGTTACACATCATGTCGAATGTCTTTTCAAACCCATTCATGGTCTGCTTGTATTCCATAAACAGCTTGGTCGGCAACATGCGCTCGCCCTTATCGGCCCACGGTAAGGTATGCTGATTGTGATACAGGTGTACCCGTGATGCGAACTTCTCGATGTCTTTGCGTAGGCTAGTACCTGCAAACAGATTCTTCTTGGTCTGACTTGCACCCTTCACCGCACCCGCATCACTGTTCACCTTGTCGGTCATCTCCCGATCAATCTTAGACGCAGGCCACACACTAATGTTCAACTCCACTAACACTGCTGATGTACTAATACTCATTTCATTTCTCCATTAAAAGTTTTACAAATCCTATCGCTTCTACTCGTGTATCCACACGGGCTAACACTGTTGCCTCTGTACCCCTAAGTCCGGTGTAGTCTTTTTTCAGCACTAGCCAAGCATCCTTAGTTTTCAACACGCCGTAAATTACATCCTCCCATCGGTCGAAGCGTTCAAACCACTCGGCTGCATCTCGGTTGATAGCCATACTCACTCCCTCAAAAGTTTTACAAATCCTATCGCTGCTTCCATAGCTTTCTCTTGGGTCTCGTACGTAATGAATACCGGTACTTGCTTATCCGTACCTCTCACAACTACACGGAACCCATCACCGTAAGGCCGCACATACGCTAGTCTGAGGGTATCAGTACTCGCATGTAAGTCCACGGCGGCATCGTTACCTATCCAATACATCTCACTACTCCTTAACAGGTTTACCTGCCAACTTAGCCATGTTGTACAGGCTGTTGGTAAGCGAGGTCAGCGTGAACTGTTTGTCGTTCTCGTACACATGGTAGGTAGTACCACCGTCCTCCTCCTTGCGCCACTTCTGCTCATACAGCTCGGCCTTCTCTAGGATGTCGGCGATAGTCACCGCATCCTTGTTGCTCATCACGTACTTCGTGTAACCTAACTCCACAATCATCATGTCACTCTCCTTATTCTTGAAGATGAATTGTCTTACCGTCGGGTGCATCCACATCATTACCTCCCATAATCGCCCACAGTACAGGCGCAGTCCAGTCGTTGCCCCAATCGTTACCTACATATCCGTCAGAAAGAACAATGATGCACTGGGGCTCGTTCTTCTTCTCAACTAGATACGTACTCACGCAGCTTGGTGCTGTACCACCACCGCCTCGGGGCTTGGTAGAGCTAACAATGTTAGGTACTTCCACTTCGGTGTATGTCTCATGCGCAGCCACCTCGCTGTCCCAATAGATCAAGTCCACAGTCTCAGGGCTGACCTCCTCGGCGATACCCTTGACCTCGGCTAAGAACTCTGACAACTCATCTTGTCCAATTGAACCCGATGTATCAATGGCTACTACGATATGCCCAACCTTCTCACAAATCATGCTAGGCATGTACGTACCCGTAGTCAGGAATCGGCGATTAGGTTTGCGCCACGATGACGTATCCTTGCTGCTGCAAATAGCTTTCACATAGTCACGCAGTACCTCACGCCAATTGACCTTGGGCTCGAGCATCTCTTGAAGCTCACGGTCAAGCCCACCTGCGCCTTCGCCAACTTCTTTCTTGTGTGACATCAACCCCTGACGGATAGCTTGGTCAATGTCTCTAGCCAACTCCTTCTTCTCATCGGCGGTCATCTCCTCAGCACCACCCCAATCATGGTCGTCTAGACCATCACCGCCACCACCACCTCCACCACCTCCACCACCACCACCACCACCACCACCTTCCTCTTGCTCATCCTTGAGAATGTCGAACACTTGCTTGGAGTTCATACCCTTGAAGCGAGCATCACACAAACCCATCGGCTTACCCTGCATCTCGCCATCCTTGTACACAGGCATTGCGATTACGGTCTCGGTCGGATCGAGTTCTTTGAGCATCCAGTTAATGACGTAGTCACAAGCGGCATTGGCTAGCTTCGCATCCTCATCGTGTAGCTTCTTCCATGTTGTCAGGTGACGGTACATCTTGTGCCCTGCCTCGTGTGCAATCACAAAGCAAAGCTCGGCCTCACGCAGGTTCTTCACAAACTCACGCCCGTATATCTCATCTCGCCCGTTGGTGCACGCAGTAGGAATGTTATCTGCTACTTTAGTACGCCCAACCATCATCACGCCTTGCAACAATGCGAACTTAGGGTTGCGCATCAACGTGATCTTCGCCTTCTGTAATTTCCGTTCTTCTAACATTGTTAGCTCCTTAATTTAATAGCCTTCTCTACTATCTCGGCCTCACTGATTAACATTAACAACACCGCCTCCATCTGCGCAGGGTCGGATGTCTCTAGTACCACGTTCCTCTTGTTGCCGTCTCCACGGTTCTCCCACCTAATCAACACGCATTGGTACTGCTCCCCTTCTTTCAGTGCGAACATCTTGGTCTCGAAATGCAAGTGATAGTTGTACCCCATCCGGTGCAGATACCTGTGCATGTCTTGCACCCTGTCCCACCTAGCAGGTAATCTACCCTCTAACGCCTTGTCTATCTTTATGTATAGCATTGTCAGTCCTCCTGAAAATCCGTCTCAATGCTTCGACTAACAGTAAGCAAGTAGCTACAGTTACCTTCGCTATCAAGCTCTATGTCCTCAGTGTTTTCGCCTATGCGTATAAACTCATACACCCACGGGAACGAATCCTCCCCGCTAGATATTAAATCCCTGTACGCAGCAACGAACTTGTCGAACGCAGCTACATCGATGTAGTTCGGATACCACTTAACATCCTATGCGCTGCACACATATCCGTAGCAGTGCTTACTCTTAATACGCTTCAAGCTCCACTCTTTATTCGGGAAGTTCTCGTCTATGTATAGCTTGAGCACGGGCCACTTCTCTTCTTGCTCGGTGTAGAACACCGCTTTAATATCGCTTCTGTATCCCATACATCACCTCACAGTAAGTCTTGGTTCTTGGCTACCCAGTTGGCAAACGCCTTGCTGCTGAACGCAATGTTCTGCTTGCTTACCGCCTTGGCAATGTTGATACAGAACACCGCTTGCCACTCGGCATCGAACCGCTCCAAATACTCCATGAATGGTGCGATGGTCTCCTTGGTTACTCGGCTGATGGCTCCGAATACAACGATAGAACATGCGCCGGGGCTCGTGGGTACTGATGCTGTCTTAGGACTAGCGATGGTTGACTCCCATGTCGGTAGTTGGTCGGCGAACTCAATGTACGCTTGCATGTCTCGTGCACCGCTCTCACCGATAGCACCAGTCAACGCTGCAATCACCGCATCGGCATCGTTATCCTTGCGGGTACTGACAATGTTGGCTGCTGTCTCTAGAGAGCGAGGAGATACGAAAGCGTTTTGGTTGCGCTTAGGGTTGTAGATGTAAGGGTTGTCGGCTTGCCCACCCTCGGTATACGAAGCCAACACCTGCGGGAATCGGCTCACCCATGCAATCACCTCGGGCGCAATGTCCTTGGTAATCGCCCACTCAATCCACTGCTCGGCATTGGGCTTGCTGATAGTCACGGGCACTAAGCGGTTACGGCTATGTGCTTTCAAGTTGTCACCCACACCATCGGTCGTCAAGTTACCAGTCAAGAACACAATGCAGTCCTTGTTCAACGCAATGTCGCCCAAGCGTGGGTTGGCCTTCTCCAACATCGGGTGCAGCATATTCTTCACTGGGTCTGCGCCCTTGGTGAACTCATCCAACATGATTACCACAGGCTTGCCTTCATGCACCTTGAACCGTGCGTTGGGGTAATAGCGGGTCGTCTTGGTCTCGTGGTCAATCACAGGCATCGCAATGTCGCCCAAGTCCATATTGGGTACGTCAATATACGCATGCTCATAACCTAGCCGTTCGGAGATCATCTCCAACAGGGAACTCTTGCCAATCCCCGGCTCGCCCTGCAACAGGAAGCGGGTTGTTGGGTTGCTGCAAATTAAGTTTGCTGCTTGCTTGAGCGTGATGCTCTTACCAAATGATACTTCAGCCATTTTGATTCCTTCTAATTACTCTGATATACCTAACATTGTTAGGCCACTTTCTAACTACACTAGCAAGGCAGAATTACCCCGCTAGAACACATATTATACCACAGTGTGATACATAAGTCAAGCGTAAGCTCGACCTTTACACTCAAAAAACCCACCTTTACTCTGCACTCACATACTTCTTGTACTTCGGGTTAGGCACTACACCTGCCCTAGCGGGAGTAACCTTGAACACCTCTTTGCTGTGCCACTTGAGCACCAACTCATTGAACTTTTTGAGCATGCCCTTGCCACTGTCAGTAATTCGCCAAGCACCGTGCGGATTGTTACTCGCATGCTCCAACATAATCCCCCTTGCGTTTGCCACCAATAGCAATGTCGCATGGTAGAACTTCTCGTGCTTGTCATCGCTCGTGGCTCCCGCCATCCCAAAGAACAACTCACCCATCTCCTTGTATGTCTTGTACTCCTTGTAGTCCATGTGTCCCCAGTACAATTTGCGAAATGGTGAACCCTCGGGAAACGCATTGGCTAACTCATCAGCGGAAATTTGTACCCGCCCATTCTCATCCGCTCGCAGCTTCATGCTATTTTTTAGGTAGTCGGTAAACTCCTTGTACCTAGCATAGGCGGCGTTGGCTTCCTTGCGTAGCAACTTAACTTCCGTGGTCACCGGACTTTTTACCAGTTCCCACACCTCGGAGTCCCGCCCCTGACGGACAACAGTCGGCTCCTTCCCTAGTATGCAGAACGGCTCAACCCTGCGGTGTGTATTCAACAACAGTACATCGTGCTGATTCTTGCGGTAGCACCCTAGCCCAAGGATGTTCTGAATAAAGGCTCGGGTCGTCTGTGACTCCCACATCCCTGTGTCAATCTTCACGGTATCGTCTGCGTAAAAAGTAAGCACCTTGGTTTGGTACAACACGCACGAATAGCTACCATCCCCATTCTCTAGTATGTGGTAGTTATCCACGGCACTGCGGTCTGCTAGTGGTCGCTTGCCATCTGACCTCCCACGAATGGGCTTGATCTTCTCGTACATCTGCTTCGCTTCCTCAAAGTGTCTGATGTAGGGTATTCTTTCAATCCTAATAGGGCTTCCAAACATTTCATTCTCCTAAGTTATGTCCCGTAGCGGGTACGCTTTAATCTTCTTCAACGTGGGGCAGCTCAACTTGAACCGCTCCTTCGCCGCCGTTTTGTTTTTGGCCTCGATGACCTCGGGCACCCAACATCCAATGCGGGTACTCCATCCTGTTACGTAGAATCTATGGAACATGTTTATCCTTATAGTCGGCTAAATGTAGTAGCTGTAACGCCAAGTCGGTAACCTCTTTCTCTACCCACTCCCATGTGCGGTACTCGTGCGGGTCACCCCCAACGAGTAGGGCAAGATCAGCATGCCA